CTTTGGATCGCTTCAAGATTCATTGCCAAGTATCCGCTCCACTTCCGTCAGATCGGTCCCATCAATTTCGATGACCTTCAGCCGGTTTGTTAACCCCTGAACGATCCGCACAGCCGATTGCCGGACTCCGAATCGTTCCGCAAAGAACCGCACGCACGCCTCATTCGCTTTTCCATCCACCGGCGGCTCGGCCAGATGAAGCTTGTACGCGTCGCCGACCTTCTCCGCGTCGCCGACCTTCTCCGCTAATTCCGTCTTCTTGGCGCGAGGCAGAACTTTCACAGCGAAGCGGGCTCGTGTTTTCGCTTTGTCCACTTCACCTCCGGTCGCAAGTTCGCCACTCCGGCTATTTTCTTCGCGTCGACGATCTCAAAGGCGATGGCGTCATCGACCCAATCGTGGCTCGACCCATCAGCGCTCTGAGTCGCTACTGTGAGTGTATATTCCTGCGAGGCGAGCCAGCAATCGAAGCTGAACTGGATGTCCAGTTCTTCTCCCGCATCGAAACGCCCGAGCTCGATCTGCTCCAGCCGCGTATTGGTCCCGTAAACATCCATGCCGATTCGCGTGCGGATCAGGATTCCTACCATGGGGTCGGATATTGCGCGATGAAAACGGCTCCGCACGCGAACCGTCACGCGATCGCCGCTCCCAAACGCGCGCACTGATTCTCCGCGCGCGTTCGTCAATTCGATCACCAAAATTTCGCTCGTGCCGTCCCCGTGACGAAAGCTTCCTTGAATGTCGCGTGAACCGTCGCGTCCAACGTCGCTTTTCTGCTTCTCGAGCACCAGTCCGATGTAGCGATTGATTACGTCCTTCGGATCGCCTTCCGCTTCGATGCGCCCGCCCAGCAGTAGAATCGCGCGGTCGGAAAGCTGCTTGACCAGACCCAGGTCGTGCGACACAAACAGCACGGTAACTTTTCGCTGCTTCAATTCCTCAAATTTCCGCACACAACGATTCGCGAACACGGCGTCGCCGACCGCCAATGCCTCGTCGACGATCAGTATGTCCGGTTCAACGTGGATCGCCGTGGAGAATGCCAGCCGGACGTACATGCCGCTCGAATATTCCTTCACGGGCCGGTGAATGAACTCGCCGATGTCGGCGAACGACTCAATCGACGAGAACACGCGATCGATTTCACCGCGGCTGAGCCCCATGATCTCGCCATTGAGGAAAACGTTCTCGCGCCCCGTGAATTCGGGATTGAATCCGGCGCCGAGCTCGAGAAGAGCGGCAATTCGTCCCTGTGTAACGACCCGCCCGCTAGTCGGGGGCAGTATGCCGCATACGATTTGGAGCAGTGTGCTCTTGCCGCATCCGTTGGGTCCGACGAGTCCAAGAATCTCGCCGCGCTCGAGTTTGAACGAGATATCGCGCAATGCCCAGAAATCCGTGTGCAGTTGATTGGGGGAAAAGGGAAGAATCTCGCGAATGCGGTCGGCGGGACGTTTGTATAGGCGATAGAGCTTGGAAACGTTCTGGACGAGAACCACGGCTGAATCAAAAACAATAGCGCGAGATCAGCTGGAAAAACAACCTAGAGAGATTTGCCCATGAATGCGCTACGTCGCTGCGATCGCTTCAGGGGAGTCGGGTAACCAATAAGACAAAATTGGTCCAGCGCAAACAGCACCACTGATTCCACGCCTTCCGCTTTTGACGCCCCGACCTCTCGCAGCCACGGCGACGTGTAATCGCCGATGCCGATCAGGTGGCTCGCCTTGCTCGGCGGAAATCCAAGCTCCATGGGCAGCAGGATCGATTTCTGCACGTCGATCATGTTCCGCAGGCCCGTGAACGTAAAGTTTTCAGTCTTGAAGTTGTCGAGAGTCGTCGGGTTCCACTGCGCCGGAAGATTGATCACGACATTGAGCGGCGAATCATTTACATCCGGAGGATAAAGAACTTCGAAACGCGCATTCGAATGTGTCAGGCGAACGAACGCCATGATTTCGTCCGTAAACAAACCGATCAGGTTGGGCAAGAACTGAGCTTCGTCCGGATACAGCGCCGGCGATTCACCGGTGTTCGTAAACACGTGCATTGGCCGCCCGAACGTGGCGCTAAATGTCGACGTTGTGTAGGCATCATAAAACGGCATGCTATTGTGCGGTACCGCCGGATTGTTGTCCCAGGGGAAGTACCACCACTGGACTTCACCGAACTGCAAGTATGGAACACATACGGCTTCCAACATAATGTCCGCCATATCCAAATAGACTTGTTTCCAAAAAGCGACACTGGTCGGAGAAAAGTTCGTGTGAAGGGCGGGCGTTGTTAGCAGACAGGCGCTTCCGTCGGCATACCGTTGTGCGATCCCGGCGGCGGGATCCGGATCGCCGTGCTGCAGCTCCATGCTGAAGGCCGCCGCGACGTCGATTCCGTACGATTTCAACGCAACATAAAAGCTCCGGCTCCAGTCGCGCGCCGCCCGGTTAATCCTTGGTGTCGACGTCAGATCCGTTCGCCAATTTCCATCGGCGCCTCCGGAAAGAAATCCTCCACTCGCTGTAGCCTGGAAGGCGCCCGTCGTCGGACTCGCTGAAAGCGTGATCAGATTACCTTCTACTCCCATTGCCCGCGAGTAGATTGTGAGCGCCGCCCCGGTCGCTTCAGCCCGAATACCTGTGTAGCCGTTGTTGATGACCAGCTCGAAAGCCTTCGCGATACTAACTGCGGTGTCGCTGGTCAGGTTGAGGTGTTCGATCGTGGTGATGAAGCCCGACAGTCCAATCGATATTGACGTGATCGAGCTGAAGGCCGGTGTTCCCGAAAAGGTCACCGTACCGGACGCGTAGCTATGGTCCTGTCGAACCAGCTCGTAAAACCACAACGCCCCGACGTAGTTATTGGCGCGTCCCATGAATCCGAGAGCTTTGATCAACCAGGCGCTCCGCTCTGCGGGTAGCGCGATGGAGTGGTCGGTGTCCCAATCCGTCGCCAGCGTTACTTTCGCGTCGGGCGCAAAGGTAGGTAGATCTGGCGTCCCAACCGCGATTTCGAAGAAATCGAAATAGAAGTGCGTGCCCGCAGCTCCTGAATGGGTGACGGTGACAATATGGGGAATGCCGCCCGTCAGATTCCCAAGAGGGATTCGCACCAACACATCTTCCCCGAGTATAAACAGGCCCTCGGTTACCGCCGGCTGACCGTCCACAACAATTGTGACCTGGCCGCACGGAGCGCCTTTTCGCGAGCCTAGGTATAGGCGATGATTCTGCGGCGCGGTGTAGGTATATGAGACCGATGCGCCGTTTGCGATGGTGTCGTTGATAGAGCCGCCCGAAAAGTTTCCCTTTGCAGACTGCCACGCCCCGCTGTATACGAGATCAGTTGAATCGTCCTCGACTCGACGGCTCTGTCTACCGGCCACCTGATAGCCGAGTCCCGTCCCGGTAACGCCCCAGTTCGAGACTGTGACTTGGAACTCGCTCCGCACGTATTCGCCAACCTGGAAATCGGCGGAGTAGGTCCAGCGCAATTTCCGGACGGCGTTCGTCGGGACCGTCACACTTTCCTGATCGGTCAAAGAACTGAAGTCGAGCGAGATCGTCCACTTGGTCGGAGACGTCCCACCACTCAGATACTGATACGCCGGCGACCAACTCTCCGTGTTTGCGCCGCTGACGTTGACGTAAACTCCCAATCGATTGCCATTCGCCCCTGTCTTACTACTCGCCTCAGTCTCCCGTATTCCTGGAGTCGCGCTTTCACCGAGATACTTGACTGTAATCGCGGCCCCGCTTCGAGACGCGGCTATCGTCGGTGAAAATGCATTGACCGCGTCCACCAGCGCCTGGACCGCAGTGGCCAGTGTGTCGGATCCATTCAATTGGTGCGTGTAGTGCTCACCCAGCCAGGTGATTTCCACGTAGTCGCCGGAGGTGGGAGTTCCCTGCAGTGTGAACGTTGCCGATGCCGGAGCATAGCTGCCCTCGATTGGGGTAGCGTGGTCTTTCAGCGGAACGAAATAGATATTCTCCACGCCGCCCACCTCGGCCCAGATGCGCAGGCTCGGCCAGTCGACGGTATGAAACAAAGCTGAGTCTAGGGGGATGCAATTTACGCGCGTTTCATCATAAGTGAGAAGTAGCCCGCTCAGGTCGCCATCCGGAAGGTTGCGCAAAAATGGATGCTCAAAAATGTTGTCGCGGTTCCATTCGATCACGGCCCAGTCGAACTGCTGTCGCCAGGTTCCCGATACGACGTACCCTGTACTGGTTGCCTGACTCATCGCCGCGATTGCCGATGGCCGCAGAAAATAGCACTGCAGATCGCGATCCGGCCGCAGTTTCTGTAAGGTCTCGGGCATCGCTAGAGCCGGATGATCGCCGTTAGATCCGAACCCGGATTCGTCTGCCCCACGGATGTGAGATCCATCGTGACTCTCGCTTCACTAATCAACGGTGGCAAAAGAAATCCTTCCACGACGTTGGAAATCGTAGCCCCTGCGGGAATGGTCAACGTGCAGTACAGAACCCCGTTCTGATTCAGACGGACAACGATAGGCGATTCGGAAGCGGCCTGCCGGACAACCGCGTAGATGTCTCGCACCGAGTGAGTCGAATCGATCACCAGGTCGGGAGCGATGCCGTTTTCGATCGCCAGGAAACCTTCGACCTCTATCGAGTACTGCCCTCCGGAGAGAATCCGCAAGCCGCCGTCGATGGTCGTCGTCACCGAACCGGAAGCCGTTGGGCCGTTCCCCCTCGAATTGGTCACAAACAACTCGGCGCTTGCGATCCGGGCGTCGGGCAGCAGTACGGGTAACCCCCACCCTCCGCTTGCAGGACTGCCGAAGAAATTGCGCGGGAACGAGGCGATTACTACTTTTGACTGCAAGTGATAAACGAGGCTCTGGCTCGCATGAGCCGCCGCCGTGGAATCATGCATCCCTCGCGTCACCTGATAAATCGTACCGGCGTTCAACACTCCGTCCACGCGCATGACTTCCGCTTCGACCTGAATAAAGGAGCCCGGTGCGGCCGTTCCCGCGACCGTGAGGTTGAAAGTGCCGTCCCCAGCCTGAATCGCTGCGCTCAATTTCGTGGTTGGTTGACCAGTGAGCTCGTCAAAGTAGTGGATCGTGAATGTCGCCGACGAAATTGTTTGCGTGTTGACCAGTGCACTGAAGCCTATCGCGCCGACTTCCAGGTATCCACCTCGATTGGGAATTGTCCCGATCCCGAATGTCGGTATTGGTGGAACTTCTTCGTCAGGGTCCCCACTTCCTGCGCCCCCGATTACCCACCGCGTAACGGTCGCCAGTTCGTGCGGAGACTCTGCGTCGTTCGCGTTTGCAGCTCTGCCTGTAATATGGATCGTCTCCGCCGTTCGATTTGGGATCTGGAATTGAACCGGGCTCGTAGTCCCACTCGCTCCAAAATGCCAACCCGACTCGGCGACAACAAAAAAGCTGCTCGCATCCGGCTGCATATCCCACGCCCGGGTGAGCGTTACAACAGTCGCCGTATTAGACAGAACCGCACGTTCCTGCCCCGCGCCGCGCCCCCTCGTGATTCGAACCACCGCGCCGCGGTAGTCGTTGACGATCATTTGAAGTGTGTTGTTCCCTACCGTCGTAGCTGAGTGGACGGTAGCCGAATACTCTGGTTGCAGCTCCAATCGCCAATAAAAATTTGCATGATCGTAGTTCGGGTCCGGAGGACCTGCGAGTTGCTCGGTGAGACCGGTATCGGTGAACTGCGTCGAAATTGGCTGGCCCGATGCGATCCGGAATAATTGCCAAGGGCTAGGACCGCGGTACACGTGAAAGCCGGTGGTGATGTTCGAAAAACTCAAGCCCCCGATGATTACGCTGTGAGTAGCGCCACCAGGGGGAATGGACGCGCGCACGATGAAGGACAGCGAGCTTTCGGCGCCAGTAGCATTGACTGCACTCAGTGCGTAGTACAAGGTCTGGTTTCCACCCAGCGTTCCACCGCCGCCAAATGTGGGCGCGAGACTGAGAAGAGGAATACCGATCGAGTTAACCGACGGCTGCCCCGGATCAAAGAATGAGACATTCGCTTGGACTGTCGAGCCGCCATCCGCTTCTCCGCTCGCAGTCTCGACGACTCCGAACTGAATGTCGCCATTCTCGTCGATCACGTCGCCGATTAGCGGTCTCGGCAGACCCAAGCTCGGATTGAACTGCCGCCGCCCGTCGGCCTCCGTCTGCCCGTTCGTATCGATATACCAGCTATCTTTGTGGATCTGGGCTGTGATCGTTGCGGTCCTATAATTCATCCCCGGCGCGATCCGAATCACGCGAAAGGGCAGCCGGATAAAGTTTTCTTTCAGGTAAGTCAGGCTGATGACGTCCCCAGGTTGAAGCCCGACTGCGCGTACGCTAGTCTCGAACTCGACGTACGTGTTCCCTTCGATCGATCGGTCCAGGTTGAACTTCAGAATCCGCGCTGCTTGATCGTAGTGCGGGATTCCCAGAACCGGGAACGGACCCGTGATTTCCTGACCGGTCGCGGCGATATCGTCTACATCGGCGAGTGACAGACTGTCCTGCTGATACTCATTAAACGCGTCCTGAAACTCCACGGTGAACCGGTTTGGTGTCTCAGTCGTGCTGCGCGACCAGCGTCGCAGACTCGGTTCTCCGTTCGGACGTCGAAGAATTCCGGTCGTGCCCCCTGAGCCGTCGCCGAACTCGTAGCTCGGCCAACCCCCGTCCAGAACGACCGTGCTGTTGCTGGAAGCCGGTTTAACCGGTTGCTGCAGCGCCAATGTATTCTCGACGCGCAGTTGCAGCAGGCCGTCCGCCGTGTACGTAAGGTAAAGCCGCGAGCCATTCCGAATTCCCCGGATTACATCCGCCGCGGTCCGCCGTTTATTCAGTATCAAGTTGCACTGGAATCGCGATACCGAAATCGGATTACCGTACAAATCAAGCGTATCGATCTGCTCGTCGCAGTAGTCCGCGGCTTTGGCGAAGCTGCTCACATCTAGCTCTGCAAGCGACCACCCGCTTCGACGCAGAACGTCCATCAGAACCCACGCCGGATTGTTTGTATGCAGGACACCCGAGAGCGTGCCGTTTTCTTCGTAGACCGGCAGCTTCAGTCCATTCAGCAGGACCTTAATCGAAGGCAGCGTGCGACCGTCGTTAATTCGGTTCGGAACAACCACCGAAAGATACGCCATGCCGCCATATGGATCGCCCAGTGGATTGCCGCTCGAGTCGGAAAAATCAGCATTGAAATTACCTGTTCGATTTCCCAGGCTGACCACGCTGAACCAGCCCGTTCCCGTCATGTTCGATCCCGCCTGCCCCAGCGGGATCTCGAAGTCGTTCACCAGCACCTTTGCAACGCCCTCGATCTCGCCCATGCACAGCAGGACTTCCAGGCGCGTGAGGTTCCCGTCGTTGCGCGCGAAAACAACCAGTGGCGAATGCCACGCCGTCCCGTACACCAGTGGGACGAAGTCGTTATAGCGCGCCTCATTGTCCGTTACCGGGGATACATGCGTCCCTTTCTCACCGTAGCTACGCACCAGGATGGAGGCCGGCACAAATTCGATTCCACCGAACCGCCGTGTCGGACGCGCCGCCGAGTCCTGGCGAAACATTCCGCGCGCTTCGCAGTCTCCGCGAGTGAAATTGCATGAGGTAAATGGCGATGCTCCGTTCGGATTGCCCGTTCCCTGGTCGATATCCGGAGAGTATCCGCACCGGAAGAAGCGTGAATAAGAACCATCCGGCCCTCCCGTCACTGCTTCCGTCCGCTGACTAGGAGTGGAAGGAAAATCCCATGGACACCGCCGCTCTACGCGAACCGATGGCAGCAGGACCCGCTGCATACTCATCCGATTCACCGCTGTCAATCGAAACGTCGACTCCGTAATTTCGTCCGGTGGATTGGCAATCCCCTTAAACAGAATGATGCTTTCTGTCTCGGGCTCCCCTGTTTTTAGCTTGAAGAATAGGAATCGGACAGTTAAGCTTGCGCCCTTCCATCCCACAGATCCTTCGATCTCGGAGAAGTGCGAGTCTGCGTTCCCCAGCGTGATCGATGCTCTCGGAATGCCGTCCACTCCGAGATCCGAAGCCGTTTGTAGCTCGAATAAATTGTGTCGCAGAACCCTCGGTTCGTAGTCGTTCACGCCGACCGTTAATTTGTGCGTGCTCCATCGTTCGGTAGCGCCGTTGTTCAGAGCACAGTCGAACAGAAGAATCGGCGTTTCGGTCGCGGCTAGCTCTTTGTGTTCGAAGATGGTGGGCATCGTGAATTCCTATCCGCGCGTGCGTATGCCGAGCTTGCCCGAATGCTGATTAGGGCCGTCGGCTGTCAGGGAAAGTTCGTCATCCGTGAAGCGGGCCTCTGAATAGACGCCGCACGGCGAAAACGTCTGCTTATAGCCCGACGCTCCCGCCTGCGCTTCAGCCTGGATGCCGTAGACCTCGATCCACTGTCCCGGCGCCAACTCGATTCCGAAGGTGACCGATTCTTCGGCGCCTGTAAAACTTCCCGACAGCACGATCCGCCGCCATTCCGGACCAATGCGGAACGTCGCCGAGCGCGCCTGTGTCGCCGTGGATCGCACTAGCGAGATCTGCTGCTCGTCAAAGCCTCTCGCCTGCAGGCTGAACGCGTATCGAAACCAGCCCGGTCCATTCACCGTCTGCTGGATCGCAAGCGCGCCGCCCCCGTTATTCGTGAGCCGACTCGCGCGCGTCCCACCAGCCGGATCGTTCACATCCGGCGTGATGGCAAGCAGCCCGTTTCTTTCCCAAACCGACTCATCCAGTTTTTCGCTCCAGCAAAGAAGATTGTCTGTTGGATCGAGAAACGTGAACGTTCCGAGACGTCCTTCCGTCGCACTGTGCAGGGCCGCGAGCGCCGACCGCTCCTCATCGTTTAGAGATTCAAACGGAAGCGTCCACTCGATTGCGCTCGCCCCAGGGTCTGCAAGCTTAACTCTGGACCCATCGGAAGCGTCATTCACAACAGTTCTGGATAACCGGCGCTTCTGGATCGGATACTGTCCGATCGATCCGGTCGATAGCTGGGGGAAGCACAGCATCTTAGCTCCTGTTCTCCCGGATGAGAACTGTAGTCCTGCCTCGCCGCTCCCCATCCATCGAGAACGCAAGGTCATCGATCACCAGGCTGCAGTCGGGGTAAGTGACGTTGTCTTTCGGATCAGTGAATTCAAAGGCGCCGAATTGGCCCTGCTGATCCAGGAAGAAGTTTTCCAGCGCCTTTACTTCGGCCTCGTCGAGCATATTGAGACGGAGTATCCATTCATGGATCGGAGCCTTGTAGTCGCGATAGTGCTGTTCCCCGCCGTCGACGAAACGTAGCGACCGGTTGAAGAAACGTATCGTCGCCGTCGCCGGGTACTGCATAATGGCGCCGGTCTTCAGTGTTGGGAATTGTGCCATAGGGCCTTTAGAGATCGCTCACCACGTCATTGAGCGAGTGCATGTTCAGCATCGCCTGCCGGACCGCCTGCGCGATCTCGTGGCTGTGGTCCATGAATGACCGGCTGTCAAGCGCGTTGACTTGAATCGAAATCTGGGGCGCCGCAGCCTGTTGTGGCGCCGCCGGACGGCTGTCATCGCGAGCAACCCGCGGCAGTCCATTTTGCCCGTAAGTCAGAGGTGAGAACTCAGTAATTCCCGTGTATGGCCGCGTTAATGTGTCCGCGAGATCCAGTCGTAGTGCGGCCGGAGGCGTATAAGGAATCAACGTCGGCGGCGGCTCCGATTTGCTTCCGCCAAATAGACGTGCAATGGAGGTTACCAAAGGCGCCAGTCCCAGCCCGCTGCCGAAAACGGCGCCCGCAACGTTCCCGGCCGTCTCGACAACGCTCTTGTCGCCGGTTTGAGCCGATGAGTTCCGATGGACAGCCTGTGTGTTGCTTTGGATCACCTCGGCCAAAGCCTGGTTCGCGGAACGAAGCGCGTCGATCTGCCGCGAAGCATCAGTAACGGCCGACGAAAAATCCTCACCGGACCTCGGCAGTAGATTTTGAATGACCGCCTGAATGTCCGACCCCGCCGTCGCGTTTCCGTTTGCTTGACGGAACGCGTCCAGCACCACCTGATTCAAGCTATTGTCTGCCATCGCTCTCCTCTGCCCGCGTTTCCTGTTCAAGAATCAGAAACGCTTCCACTTCCCGCGCCGATAGTTCGTCGGGATAATTCGATCCCAGCTTCCGCCACACGTAAAACTGCTCGATCCATGTCAGGCTCTGCGCCGTGACTACCGACGTCGGGCACCGATCCGTCGAAATCCGCTTTCTCGCCCAGATCACCTTCGCCGGCGTCTCTAGCGCCAGCGGTACCCATCCGCACCGTCGCTTCAGTTCCAGACCGTCTTGCCTGCAGGTGTCGCACTTCCATCCGGCCTGGTTGGAATGTTGAAAGTGGAAGGCGACAATCAGTTTTTTCTTTCAGCGTCCGTCAGTCCGCATTCCGCCTTGACCGCCGCCACTGCTTCCCGAAACAGCTCCTCCGGTCCCACCGCCGCCAACGACTCCGGTGTCGCCGGCGCGCCATCGAGCTCGAGACCTCGCACTTCCCGCAGTCCCCACAGCGCATACAACCGGTCGATTTCCGACGTCAGCAGCGCCGCATCGATCTTTTCCTTCGCGTCGCCCGCTTCCAGGAACTCCACCTTCTGCGCGATCTCCCGCAGCCGCCGCGTAAGCTCCACGCGCCTCCCGAACGACATCTTCGCCAGCACGAATGTCACGCCCGGAGTCGTCTGCGACTCCCGTTCCAACCAGCTCTGGTACTTCATCGCCTATCCAAACGCCAGCGCGATTTCGTCATCCACCGTGCCCTGCGCTTGCGAGTTCGCGAATTTCCATTGCAGCCGCCCTTCGCTGTCGTCGAATTCGGGAACCTGCGGAATCAGGCTTTTCATTCGCACGCCGAACAACTGCCCGCTCTGCTGTCCAAGCTGGAACATCACTTCGATCGGCGACTGCTGTCGCGCCGCCTGATAGAGCCCCTTGGTCGCCGCGTCGTCCTGCTCGAACATTGTGAAGCTCGAATGCACGATGCGCCTGCCGGCGGAAAAACATTTCGGAACACTGCTTCCGAACTCCTTCTGCCGCAAATTCACGTCGTTGTCGAGCGAGACCGATGCGTCCGTCAGCGCATAAAATCGGTCCGGTCCAGTGCCTAGCCAGACCTGCCCGAGATGCCCGGGAATGATGGAATAGTCGAAAATGTCCGCCGCCGGCTCCCCGGGAAAGCTGGTAAGCCCTCCCTGCCCACTGACGAAACTGGTGCTGTCGACCAAGTCCTGTGCCGGACCGCTGAATTCAAATTGGTGAAAATCCCCGTTGATCTCGATTTGAAGCCGATCGATCGCCGCGCCGGCGAGAATCCGCTGCACTGCCGTCGTCGGGATCCAGTAATCAAAGACACTGACACTCGGTAGATCCGTCGCCGGAAGATAGGTGACCGTCCGGCCGATCGAAGTTCCCGCTGCGGGCGTCACGGATAGCGGCGCATTCAACTGGACTTGCAGTGGATTGACGATAGCCGCGACGAACCGCATCTCGCCGCCATGTGTAATCGCCTGGTCGGGGACCAGCCCGTGCGGGGCGGGGAAGACAAGGAGGCTCTGCGTCGAGCCGGCCGCGACAGAGCTGCCGTTAAACACGAGCGGCGTAGCGCCCAAGCTCGCGTGAAACAGCGCGCCATAGCTGGGTAGCCCAAGCGATGGATCCCAGCTCGTCATGTAAGTCGTCAGCCCAAAATCAGTCCGTCTCCGCAAGCCGGAAGGAAAGCCGGGAAATGTTCGGCTGCCGGTCTTATCGCGCCTTTGCGCTACTTCCAGACTCTGTTTGGCAGTCAGCTTCACCGCCGCGATGCGGTTGGCCGACGTGATCGCCGCCACCTGCCCGTAGTCGACTTCTAGTGCCGTATACAGCCGATTTGCATTCGATGAGATGTAACAAGACATGGATGCGCCCTCTCACTCGCCGCTTTCAATTGATACTGACTGCTACTTCGAACTTGATCTTGCCGGCCTGGATAAAATTCCGGCCGCCATGCGCCATCTCTCCGAAGGTGGCTTCATATCCGCCCGTATAGAACATCCCGTTGCCCCAATCCCCGCGATTCTGGTCGAGAACTCTCGTTACCGTGTCCACATAAACCTCCAGCAATCTCTCGAGCCCTTCCACGCGATCCTGAGACACCCGCACTTCGAGCGTCATGTGCGCTTTTCCTGAAAACGTCCGGAACTTCTCGCGCAAATCGTTGGTAATCTTCTCGCAGTAGAGCAAGATCAGTGGAAACTTCAGGTCCAGGCTGCGCTCGATCAGCTCCTGCGCTGCGTTCTGCGTCAAAACCTGCCTCACGCCAATGGGAGGCAGCTTCAGCCCCTCCCGCTCCGCCACTGCGGCGAGGTTCTCCTCCAAACCGCCGGGAGTCAACAGTAGTTGCCGCAAGCGCGATGTGGCGATCGTTCCGACGTTGGCCATTCGTTATCCCCTCAGCAGAATCCGCGGCGCCGGACTCAGAAATGTCGGCTGCTGCCCATTGCCCGGACGCGGACCGCTCGTGAACAGTCCTTCATCCGGCGCCGTCCAGCTTGCGCTCGGATCAAGCGGCGTCGGGTTCTGCAGGAACAAGGTTTCCGGCGTCGCGCCGGAGTAGACGTTCCATTTCACAGCCCCTGCCGGCGCATTAACCGCTTGCACACGCAGCGTGTTTCCCGTCGTTACCTCAAGCGCTGTCATCTCGCTCGGCCCGCCCTCGTCGCCGCCGGAATTCCTCCAAGCCACCTGGACGAAATATTTAGCCGGCAAGATTGCCCCCGGTACCAGGCTCAGCGTCGGGTGCTCAGTCTGCGCCAGTGGATCGATCACCGTGCCGATTCCGATCTTGAATAGCAGATCGGAGGCGAACAACGACAGATTCGTGTACTCCTGCCATTTCGCCTTGTACCGGTCATTGAGTTGGTTGTGGTAGGCGTCCCTGTAGACGATCTCCAGCGTATGGAACACCAGCCAAAGGCGCAGAGCCGGTGTGACAACGACATTGTTAAGCTCGACATTCACCAGTCCGAGCTCTGGAAACTTGCTCAAGAGTTGCAAGCCAACTTCGTCCCTGGCCAGCAGGATCTTGATCGTCAAGTTGATTTCTTCCGTGTGCGCCGTGTCGAGAACGACTGTCTCGTGATCGGAAAGATCTTTGGGCGTAATGGTCGAACTGTCGGTGAATAGCATATGTTTTAGTTCTTCCCGGACCGCTTCGACTCGTTGAGCGCCCGAAGATCGTTCTCAGAGACAACCGTCACCTGCATGCGCCGCGACGTATCCAATTGATCAGCCGCGCGCTTGGCTTCGCTCTTCTGCTCGCGAAATTCCGCCAGCTCCTGCTCACTCGTTCGCCGCGCCCGCCCTTCGACGATCATCTTTGCCGCGACGTGAGCCGGAACTTCCGTCTTCACGCCGGCCTTGCCGCCTTCAGGCGTTTCCACGCTGACAATTACCGCGTACCCCGCCTCGAAACTCCGCTCCAGCTCTCGAATCTTCTGGTAATGCGCTTTCAGATCCATGATTTGTCCTCGCCAGTGGGGCAGGCTGGTAGCCTGCCCGCCCCCCGGAGATTCACTAAGTGTTGACCTGGACTCCCGCAGCCGCGCGAATAACCGCCGCCCCGTACAGAACGTCCACCGTGAACTGCTGCGCCAGCGTATTCGGCTGGTAGCTCATCACCACTCGGACGCCGAAGTTCCCGATTTCGCCGTATTCCGCGATGGCGCCCGTCCCCGGTAAGGGTTGCGGCAGCCGGCGCATCACCAGCCCCATAGCAGATTTTGAGAACGCCAGATTATGCGTCGTCACCGGAGAGCTGCCAGTCTTCGAGATGAACTGTGAACGGAACACGTAGAAGTCTTTGATCTTGCCGACCGTTCCATCCACCAGGGCACGCAGTCCCGCCTCGCCCGCCGTTTGAAATTCGCTAAAGCGGCTGATCTGCCGCAACTGGGAGTAAGTCGAGGCGTCAACCACCAGGTACTTCGATTCGCTCGCCGGAATCTTGGCCTGGAAGAGCGCCGTCTCCGCCGCATCGACGACAGCTTCGTTGATAGCCGTGCCCGCCGTACCTACCACAGAGTTAGCCGTGAAGGAAGCGTACAGACCCAGCAGATCGGTCTCGATCTTCTGCGCGATCGCAATAACCGCCGGCT